AGCCATTCAGGGCAAACTATGCGGGTATAGGGTCTATTTACGATCCTATTAATGATGTGTTTTACTCACAGCAGCCATATCCTAGTTGGACTATTTCTGCACCTGATTGGATATGGAAATCACCTGTTCCTATGCCGCAAGATAATAGCCCATATGCTTGGAATGAAACAAATAAAGCATGGGATAAAGTTGGATAGACGTGTTTAAACTTGATCATGAAACAATATTGATATGGCTTCTTGTATACGTTGTAGGTATATCAGGAACGGTTGGGGCAGTATGTAACTTTGATGTGATCCCGTGTGAGCAGACGGGTGACACAACACAATGGACGCTTCAACTCATAGCTGTAGTGGTATCACTACTGGCTGGACGGAAAAATGAATAATGGACATCATAGACCTTGTATCCAAGATATGGCCCATAGCAGTTGGGTTTGTCACATTAGTCATTGTGTTGGCAAAAATGGATGCGCGGATAACTACGCTAGAAGATAAAGTTAAAAGTATTTTTGAGCTTTGGAATCATCACATTGATAAAGGAAAAGATTAATGGCTGATTGGATTGATACCCTAGAAAAGTTAGCGCCCACTGTTGCCTCAGCGCTTGGTAGCCCTGTTGCGGGAATGGCGGTTGGTGCGTTGGAGTCTGCACTTGGTGTGTCTGGAGATGATGTACAAAAGACGATTGAGACGGGGAAGTTAACAGGCGACCAAGTTGCTGCTATCCAGCAAGCCGAACTTGCGCTTAAGGCCAAGGCTGAAGAGTTGGGGCTGGACTTCACCAAGCTAGGGAATGAGGATCGTGCGTCAGCTAGAGAGATGCAGAAAGCCGTTAAGTCATGGGTTCCTTCTTTTCTCGCAATATCGGTTACTCTGGGATTCTTCGGAATACTGGTAGGGTTGATGTTAGGAAAGATAGATCAAGCCGCAGAAGTCGATATCATGCTGGGTTCTTTGGGTACGGCATGGACTGGAATCGTGGCTTTCTATTTTGGATCAAGCGCTGGATCACAAGCTAAAGACGCGGCTATCCATGCAAAGATGAGCGAGGGTAAATGATGACTCAACTCTCCCCCCATTTTTCCCTAGAGGAACTGACCTTCACGGATCATCGTGAGTTTGATAACACACCGAATGCTGAAGAACTTGCGAACTTACAACGCTTGGCTGAGTTCTTGGAGAAGGTAAAAGTGTTGTTGGGTGGGAAGCCGATCATGATTAACTCTGCGTTTCGTTGTAAGCAGGTGAATGATGCGGTGGGAAGCAAGGATACAAGTCAGCACAGAGTTGGATGTGCAGCAGATATTCGTGTGCCGGGAATGACCCCTGATCAAGTGGTTCAAGCTATAATCAACTCAGGATTACCTTTCGACCAAGTGATCCGTGAATTTGATCGCTGGACCCACGTTTCTATACCTAACCGTGAGGGTGAACAGCCCCGTGGTCAGGCGCTTGTTATAGATAAGGCAGGAACGCGGGCATACAAACTAGCTTAGGTGTGCCATGCCCCAGAAAAAGATAACGTTTAAACCGGGAGTTAATCAAGAAAACACTCGTTACGTTAATGAGGGCGGATGGTACGACTGCGACAAAGTAAGGTTTCGTACTGGTTCGCCAGAGAAAATAGGCGGATGGCAACCTACTAGCGCAAACACGTTTCTTGGAATTTGTCGTTCACTATGGAATTGGGTAACACTTTCTGGCTCTAATCTTATTGGGGTAGGAACAAACCTTTTTTTCTATATATACCAAGGTGGCGGATATTCAGATATCACCCCACTAAAGTTTACAACCAACGGTCAAATCAGCGTTGCAGCTAATTCATTTACTACAGCAAGTGGATCGCCAAGCGTTACGGTTGCTATGCCGGGGCTTGGAACAACGTACTTCTTGTTTACAAATGACGTTATAAATATCTATAACGTAACAACGGCCGTAAATGGAATTCCAGCAGCTAGTTTCAATGCACAGTTTACGATTACCGCCACCAATTATATTGGAACCCCAACAGTAACGATTGTTCTTCCTTCAGCAGCCACAAGTTCTGGAACATCTGGTTCGGCATGTTCTATCCAATACTTTGCCTATTGGTTCAGCATAACAAGCATTCAAACATTTGCAAACTCCAACACTATTATAGTGACTTGCAGTTCAACTCAAGAACGAATAAATGACACGGTTTTTTTGAAACAACCAAATGGTTCTTTCATAACGGTAGGCGGAATAACGCTTACAAATCAATATCAAGTATTTGCACTTGGTCAGGGAACGTTCTCAATTTATTCATCTGTTGCTGCCACATCTAATCAAACGTTAACTTCAACATTGTATGCACAGTTTGATATTAGTTCATCACCAGCTTATGTTGTTTCTGTAGTAGGTTGGAATGCTGGATACTGGGGTAACAATACTTGGGGTAATTCATTAGATGCGAATACAACATCAATTGGATTATGGTCGCAAGCAAACTTTGGTGAAAATTTAATATTTGGACCACGCGGTGGAGGCATGTATATATGGAAAGCCTCTGGAGGAATTGGGGTAATAGGTCAAAATCTAAGTACACAATATGGTGCTTCTGACGTACCAACTATTCAAAATAACATTGTTGTTTCAGATGCTTCAAGATTTGTTTTGGCTTTGGGATGCAATGATTATGGGTCAACAATTTTAAGCCCAATGTTAATTAGATGGTCTGATCAACAAAGCTCAATTAGCTGGACTCCATCAATCACTAATCAAGCGGGTAGTTTAACTTTATCTCATGGCTCAACTATTGTAGGGTTTATACAAACACGTCAAGAGATTGTTGTTTTTACAGATTCTTCAGTATATTCGCTTCAATATCTTGGACCCCCTACTGTTTGGGGTGCGCAGCTTGTTGGTTCCGATACTTCAATCCTTGGCCCAAATGCAATGGCATTAGCTTCAGGAGTTGTATATTGGATGGGTAATGGTAAGTTTTATTCATACAATGGTACGGTACAAACATTGCAATGTGATCTGCGTGAATTTATTTTCAGCAATATAAATTCAAATCAAAACTATCAAGTTTACGCAGGAACAAATGAAGCATTTAATGAAGTATGGTGGTTTTATTGTTCGGCAAATGCAACGAATGCACCAGATACATATGTTATTTATAACTATATAGATAATGCATGGTACTTTGGATACATATCTAGAACTTCATGGGTAGCAACGGGATTAATCGTATATCCTATTGCAGCATATCCTTCTGGATATCAAACGTCGGGAAACATTTCAAATCCAGTAGGGAAGCTTTTATTCCATGAATATGGAACAGATGACAACACAACTGGAACACCTCTACCCATGACGTCATATATTCAAACTGCTGAATTTGATATTGAAGACGGGGATCGGTTTTCTTTTGTATGGCAAATGCTTCCAGACGTTAGATTTAATGGATCAACTGCATCAAACCCATATGTTGTGATGTCTTTAGTTGGAATGCAAAACTCAGGTTCCGGTTTAAACAATCAAGACAAATTACTTTCTGGTGGGCAAAACAGTAACTCTGTAATCCAAACGACAGCAGGCGTCCCCGCATCATTAAGTTATTCACAAGTAGTGATTGAGAAATTTACCGGAACCGTTCCTTGTCGTGTACGAGGAAGGCAGTTAATTTTTAGAATAGAAAGCAGTGGGTTACTTGGAGTTCAATGGCAGCTTGGAGCGCCACGTATCAACATCCGTCCAGATGGAAGAAGGGGAAATACATGAGCAATAACTTAGTTCCAGCAGTACCAAACCTGCCATTACCAGAAAATAACTTTAGCCAACAATATCTTAACGTTCTTACCAACGTCTTGCGTTTGTACTTTAACGGAATTACTTCATCTGTTCAGACTAGCGCGAATGATATTTCATCGCTCACTACTCTGACTTGGCTTGACATGTAATGGCAAATTATCAAAACGTTACTCCTATACAGTTAGGACAAGCGGCGATAACTACATCTGCAACAACGGTGTATACAGTCCCTACTTTGTCTTTGGTGTATTTGAAGGACATTGATATTTGCAATACAACAGCAGCTCAGATATCGGTTAATGTTTATTTGGTTCCCAGCGGATCAACGGCTTCAACCAGCAACGCATTGTTTTATGGAGCACTTATTCCGGGGAACAGCACTTTGCAATGGACCGGATCGCAATTATTGTTAACTAGCCAGACTGTACAAGTCTCTGCAAGCGCGACAGGCTGTACGATTATCGCAAGCGGAGGACAAGCAGTATGACCATAAATGTGTACCCAAATATGACCAACTTCGTAACTACATCAAGCAATGAATCGGCGTCTGCGCTTCCAGCAACGTATCAAGTTGCGCGTGGTTTAGTTACAGGAGTTACGTCTTTTGCCATCAATGGATATCAAGCTGCTTTGCCAGCAACTAATTATTATCCTATATGGGAAAACGCAAGTTACTACCCAACCTATCCCGGCTCTGCTGCGGTCCAATACTTAACAAGTTCATCTGCATCTGATACAGCAGTACAAGTATTAGTGTCTGGATTAAATTCAACTTATGCGCCCATTAGCGAAACAGTTACGTTAAACGGAACTGCTTACGTTTCTACGGTAAATACGTATTTGAGGATAAATAGTATAAGCGTGACAAGCACAACAAGCGCTGTTGGATCAGTGACGATTGGCCCATCAAACTCTTCTATAACAACAGTTTATGCCACAATAGGACTGACTACGCAAAATGGTTCTAGCGTATCAAACGGACGTAGTAACATGTCTGTTTACACGGTTCCAACCGGATTTACACTGTATATAACAAGGCAACAAGCGTTTGTAGCGGCAGGCGGTTCTAACTACGGAACATTCCGTATATATAGCGCAAATGCTGGCGTATTGAATATAAGTAATCCATCGCCTATTCAGTATCCGGGATATAGCGTAACGCAAGTAACGCCATTAGTTTACACGGCAGGAACAGATATACAATTTCAAGTATCCGTAACAGGCTCTGTCCCTGTAGGCATTCAAGTAGAGGGTTTGTTGATTTCTGGAGCGGCTAACTAATCATGGCAAACACAGGCTTACCATCATTATCAATCCCGGTAAAACAGGGCCAAAGTCTGTATGACATCTCGCGTATCTATGGGGCTGGGGCTGGATTTGGTGGCGCAGATTATATTGCAGCATTGCAAGCAGGATATACAGACTCAGATATAGTTAATTTTCTAAATGCAAATCCATATCTAAACACGGGAGCAGCAAAAGACCTTATTACGCAAGGAAAGCAGGCAGATTTAATTGCAGCAGGCACACCAAACATAGGGGCAAGTGACGCAAATCGTTTACCTTTATTGGCTAATCCTGTTACGCAAGGAGAAAGCCTTTCCGAAATTTCTCGTATATATGGTGCAGGAGCTGGATTTGGCGCAGCGGATTACGTTGCTGCACGACAGGCTGGATATTCTGATTCAGATATAGTTAATTTTCTAAATGCAAATCCGTACCTAAACACAGGGGTAGTTAAAGACTATATTAATCAAGGAAAGCAAGCAGATCTTATTCAGGGAAGCTTAGAGAACATTATAAAAAGCGATCCTAACCGTGCAGCTTTAGTAGACCCTAATTCAGCTCCAGCTCCAGCTCCTGCCCCTGCTCCTGCTCCTGCTCCTGCTCCATCAAATGCAATCCCATATGCACAAATGGGTATACCCGGACGTGGAAATGATCCTAGTGTCCAGATGTATGGTTCCAATGTAGACGTTGCTGGGAACGATACCTATAACCAGTTGATGCGAGCTTCTCAAGCCGGCACATTGGTTATGGTTAAGGCTCCTACTCAAAACAACAATCCATTTGGAGCTAACTACGGAGCCAGTGGTTACAACCTTATAGACTCAGCAACAGGTAACGTAGTAGCAAATAACGTATCCCCTTCTCAACAAAATGGCGTATATCAATTTTCATTTGCTAACCCACAATCTGAAGGATCAATTAATACCTATATCCGCGCAGATCCAGCGACAGGCACAGTAGCACCCATAGATCCATCTAAGATGATGACCTATCAGTCTGGTGCTGGCGGTGGAATGTTGAGTGGTATTGCACAGATGGCATTGCCAGTATTGGCTGGATTGGCTTTACCCGGAATAGGTGCGGCACTAGGAGATGCGTTGTCTGGGTTTACAGCGGCTGAGGGTGCAGCAGATATAGCCACGTTTGCTCCTTCCGGATCATCTGTTATCACATCTAGCGGAGCAATTCCTGCGGCATATTCAGCGGCTGGAACGGCAGCAGCAGTAGCTCCATCTCTTGGGTCTCAAATTATAGGTGCGGCTCAAGATGTAGCATCTAATCCAGTAGTTCAAGATGTGCAAACAGCAAACCAAGCTGTAAACACAGTGAAAGCAGCACAGGATAACAATCCTGCTGGAGTTTTGTCTGGTTTAGTTGGATTAGGAAGTTCATTGGGGGTTACTTCGCCAACGATTGGTTCAACGGGTGGTGATCCAAATCCTGCCGATAACGTGAACATGGCGCAGAATGGATCTACGAGTACACCCACGTTTACTACGGATGGATCTCAGGCTGGAATCACAACAAACTTTGGAACGGGTGACAATCAAACGCAAATGGTAACTCCGTCTGCCGGAGGAGTAAGCGGTGCAGATGTCACATCAAGCCCGGTAACAGCAGCAACAGCGCCAGTAAACTTACCAACTGGTATTAACACAGCACAGAACGGATCTACTGGAACTCCTATATTTCAAGATACAAGCGGAATGTCACAAGTTCCTCTTGGGACAACATCTAACTACGTAGATAATTCACAAACAACTACGAACGTTGACCCAACGACAGGAAATGTTACAAGTAGTTCAACGATACAAAATGCGTTAACGCCAACACAAGGAACGGCTATTGCAGGCAATGCGGGAAACAACCTTTCTGGGATTGCAAAAGCTTTAGCTGCGTCAGCAGGTCTTGTTGGTCTTGTAAGCGGCGGGAGTAGCTCATCAAGCCCGAATGTAACGGGAACATCAACATCATCACCTGCTTCTAATCCAGTCTTAAACTGGAATTATAGTGCGTACACCCACCCAACAGGATCCGCTATGGGACATCAATATTTAAATCCAACTTTTTCTGGGTTCGCTCACGGCGGCCTTGCGTCTATACCTAAAAAGTTTTCAAATGGCGGCATGCCTACAATGGTGTCCAATCAATCTGTGACACCAACAACATATTATGATCACGGGATTCCTGCATTCAGCGGTCAAACGCATGGATCTTTAGTCTCACAACCGAAGCGAGGTGATCGAACCGGAGTAAGCGGTAATTCAACTTTTAATGACATCACGGATTTCTTCACGAGGCCAAGTATTGAGTTCGCTCCAAGAGAAGAACTACCCGTTAATAATTTAGGCCCAAATGCTCAGTATGTTCCGGGTCAGCCGCATCAAGAGTCTCTGTTAGGATTACCTGCTTATATGCTTCAAGAAGCCGGTCGTTACGTTGGAGCAAACCGGACACCTGATCCGCGACAAGGAATGTATTTGCCCGGCGATACCGATGTAAGCCAAGCTTATTCCGTAGACGCTCGTGGAATGACGCATAACGTTCCTTCGACACAAACAAACGTAGCCGAAGACAACTCTTATGCTCATGGCGGAGAAATTTATAACCTTGGTTCTTACTCAGACGGTGGACGTCTTTTAAAGGGGCCGGGTGACGGAATGTCTGATAATATTCCAGCTACGATAGGGCATAAGCAACCAGCTCGTTTAGCCGATGGGGAGTTTGTGATTCCAGCGGATGTGGTATCTCATTTAGGCAATGGCTCTACAGAAGCAGGATCTAAAGTGTTATACAAAATGATGGAACGAGTTAGGAAGGCTAGAACTGGCAATCCTAAACAGGGTAAGCAGATCAAAGCCAACAACTACATGCCAGCATAAGGAAAGATCATGTCTGTACTAAGTGATTTCATGACATCGCAAAACTTAAACGCAACGCCTACTAGCTATACGCAAGCGGGGGTTTCTCCATATGCTCAACCTCTAGCAAATCAAGTTGTAAATCAAGCTCAGGCACTTGGTTCAGCTCCGATGCCACAATTTACCGGAGAGCTTGCTGCCGGACCTTCTCAATTACAAAACCAAGCATTTCAAGGGCTGGCTAATTTAACACTGCCTAGCGGGATGGCGGCGGCTGGTAATAACCTTGGAAGCGTAGCAACACAAGCTCAAAACATTGGCAATACGTTTACTCCAACAACGTTTACAAATCAAAACTTTACTTCAGACGCTGCACAGCAGTACATGAATCCGTATTTGCAAGCCTCTTTGCAGCCACAACTTCAGCTATTAAATCAACAACTAGGACAACAAAACAGTCAGCTTGGCGCAACAATGGCTCAGGCGGGAGCTTTTGGTGGAGGTCGTCAAGCTATAGAAGAATCTCAGAATGCTCTAAACAATAATCTTGCTGCTAATTCTTTGATCAGTTCTGGTTATAACACTGCGTACAACAATGCAATGAACCAGTTCAACGCAGATCAAGCTCGCAACTTACAAACTCAGCAAGCACAAGAAACAGCAAATCAATATCAATCATCGTTAGGTTTACAAGGGTTACAGGCTGCAACAACAGCAAATCAAGCTCTTGGTCAGAATGCTACGAATCAAGCACAATATGGACTTGCAGACGTGCAGGCGCAAGAAAAAGCTGGAAGCGAACAACAAGCTTTGGCACAAGCTGCGGATACAGCTTCATACAATCAGTACCTACAACAACTACAGTATCCACAACAGATGTTGAAGATGCAGTCAGGAATATTAGCGGCTTTACCCTCAAGTACCTCTGCGATTTACGGACAAGCCCCATCAACATCACAAAACTTGGTCGGAGCAGGCGGAACAGTTGCTTCACTGGTAAACGATTTACCTGCATTGCAAACTGCTTATGATTCACTTAAAGGTTTCTTTGGGACGGGGGGATAACCATGTTAAATTTGGTTCAAGTACAGGCAAGCCTGCAAAGCCCTATCGTTACTAATCAAGACTTAATGAAGTATGCCAATGGTGCGAATCCAGAAGTTCCTTCGTATATGGCACTTGGGGAATTAAATCGTCGCAAACAACTTGAGCAACTTGCGCAACCAGTCCCCGCACAGCAACCAACAGTTAAAAATCAAATTGAGCAAGGACTAGGATCGCTAGGGCAAGTTAATCCTTTGACGGCTCAACAAGGAGCAAATCCGCTTGCCCCGCAAGCTGCAACAAATCCAACTGCTCCACAGCAAGGAACCAATCCTGTAGCCGCACCTACTGGACAAGTTAATCCTGTGGCGGCTCCTGCTGGACAAGTTAATCCTGTCGGGGCCATACAACAATCTCCTGAAGAAGCTTATGCCAGAATGAAACAGGTTCAGGGGCCGCAGGGAGTTCCGCAAGCACCACAAGCACCAGCCGTTCCTATGGCTCATGGTGGATTGGCTTCTATGCCTTTGCATCATATGTTCCATGCTGACAACTATGCGGGTGGTGGAATTGTTGCTTTTGATGAAGGCGGTAAAGCTGAGGAAACTGTAGAAGACTTTCCTGCAAGCGAGAATCCTACGGCTTATATGTCAGGAAGAGAGCGTGAGGCTTATGAGGCTAATCAAAAGTTAGCGGATCTCCTTCAACTAAACGGTTCTGTTGCAGGGGTTCAGGGAGCACCGGGAAGCCCTAGTGGGCCGACAGTAATAAGTCCGAACGCCCCGCCTTCGACCATTGGGTATAGTACTCCTGTAGAGACAGCAGGAATTCCTAGCGCAGCAGGGTCACAAGGCGGAGCAGGAGAAGAAGCTACTGCTGAGGAAACTGCTGGACCCACGAACTACAGTTCATTAGATACTCTAGCCGGAATTCAAGGATTGCCGGGGACACCAAGTGGACCTGCGGTAGAAGCACCGGAACAGGCTGGCCCAACTAACTACAGTTCTTTAGACACACAGGCTGGGATTGCAGGTCTTCCGGGAACGCCAAGCGGTCCTGCAATTAAAGCGCCAGATGAAACACCTGCGTTGCCATACAGTTCATTAGATACCTTAGCCGGACAAGCTGGAGCCCCCGGTGGACCTAGCGGTATTACAGATGCACAAGCATTGGCTGCAATCAAAAAGGTTACTGCTGACAACGCAACTGCGGAAAATCCAAGGTTCACTCCTTTAGGAACATCTACAGCTACCGCTCCTGCCGCTGGAATAAAAGGAGCAGAGGGCGCTCAAAGCGGTGAAGCGAAAGCATCGCCTGCGACGCAAGCTGCAACAGCAACGAAGAAATTGGTTGATATGTTTGGAGAAGTTCAACCAGATGCTGTTCCTGATGATTTGCCAAAGAGCCTTCAGGAAATGAAAGATTATTTTAAGAAGGCTGGAGTTAAAGAAAATCCATTGTCTGCATTAGAGGATAGACAACGCGCGATGGAAGCACGTCAAGCTGAGAATCATAAGCAAGACGCAATGGAAAGGCTGATTGCTTTTGCAACAGCATATTCCGGAGCCAACCCTGCTTTAGGTTTTGCTGGCGCTGCCTCTGCCGGGATGAAAGCGCGTACAGAACTTGTACATAAACAACGTGAAATACAAGACGCAGAGGATAAAGCAGCTATGGAGTTCTGGAAAGCAGACGCTATGGCTCAAGATGCCCGCGCGCGCGACGATGCGAAGATGGGTATAGAGTGGAATAACCAGAAAAAGCAAGCACTAAAAGACTTTAAGACAAGCTATCTGGCGCAACAAGAAGTTCAGGCAAAGATAAAAGACTCTCAGTCTAAAGAAATTACGGCGTTAGCTGCAAAAGAAGAAGTTGCATTGAAAACGAC